AAAAAACGACATGGAAATTTTAAGCAAGACAGACGGATTGATGCTGATAATCGGATATTTCCTTGCAATGGTCGGCATCATCGCATTGCTCCGGAAGAGGGAACAGACCAAATCGGAGTTCTTGGTTGCCGACCGTTCGGCATCGTGGGTATTGACAGCCTTTTCAATGGCTGCAACGTGGGTATGGGCACCGTCCATGTTCACGGCGGCGGAGAAAGCATACACGCAGGGATTGGCTGGTGTGTTTTGGTTCGTAGTGCCGAATGTTCTCACGCTGGTACTGTTCGCATTCTTTGCGAAGAAGATGCGCAACCTCAGACCTAACGGCTGGACGTTCTCGGACTACATACGTGAGAAGTACAGCAAGAGGGCGCACAACATGTTCCTGATTGAGAGTTTCGGGCTTCAGGTATGCTCAATGGCAGTACAGCTTTTGGCTGGGGCGGCAATCTTCCACAAGATTACGGGACTGCCTTTCTTTTGGACTACCGTATTGCTCGCTGTAATACCGCTGCTATACTCACTTACGAACGGCATCAGGGGAAGCATCACGACAGACTTCGTGAAAATGGGCTTCATCGTGGTTGTGCTTCTCATGGGTCTGCCTATCATGACATCGAACGCAGGGTTTGATACGCTCGTGAACGGACTGGGCGGCATCAGCGGCGATTTCGGAAGCCTTTTCGATAAGAACGGCATCGCCGTAATGCTCTCATTCGGAATACCGACCACGATAGGGCTGCTTTCAGGAACATTCGGCGACCAGATGTTTTGGCAGCGTGTTTTCTGTGTGAAGCAGGACAAAGTGAAGAATACGATGCTGCTTGCGGCTCTGATATTCGCCGTAGTGCCCGTTTCCCTGTCCATATTCGGCTTTTTCGCATCCGGGGCAGGTTTGGATATTGCCGACACACAGCTTGTCAATGTAGGGGCTGTTATCGCCTTTACCCCGAAATGGTTTCTCTTCCTGTTCTTCCTGCTTATCCTGTCAGGTCTCATCTCAACCGTGGACAGCATCATGTGCGCCGTGTCCTCAATCGCAGGGCATGACGTTTCGATGAGGATTGCGGATAAGTTCGGTAACGGAAGTCTCGGAGCGATACGCATAGGAAAGCGCATACTCAGTTCGGTGGACATCGCCCGTATCGCTATGGTTGCCGTTACTGTATTGGCTATCGTGGTTGCGAACATTCCCGGCATAACGATTACCTACCTGTTTCTGTTCTACGGTACGTTGAGAAGTTCCGTTATGCTCCCGACAATCTTTGCCATCAACGGACGGAAAATGTCTGAACGTGGGCTGTATTACGGCATCATGGCCAGCCTGATTGTAGGTCTTCCGATTTTCGCATACGGCAACCTGCATGGCAACATTCCGCTCATCCTCACAGGCTCGCTGCTCACTATCTGTACATCGGGCATCATGGCCAGAGTGATGAAAGACAAACCGACCGGGAACAGAAACCTCAATTTATACTAATTCAAAATTGGAACGATGAAACGATTTCTACTACTCATAGCGGCACTGCTGGTAATGGCGACCGCAAAGGCTCAGGTCTATGACGGTATAACGCAGCCTACGAAGTACAGGGTTTGGCTTTCGTGGAGCCAGCCCTATGACGGAGGTGCTGCCACGTTCAATCCGTTTGTAGGCTACAAGGTGGATGTGGCAAAGTGGTTCAACGTGACAGGCATTGCACAGTACAACTTCAATACACAGGCGTTCTCTCCGGCAATATGGCTGAACTTCAATATTGCCGACCGCTTCTACATATTGAGCCGGAACATCTATGACTGGAAAACCAACAAATACAGGCAGACTTTATCGGGAACGGTAAAGCTGCCTTTGGGCTTTATGGTGGATGCCACTTGGGACAACCTTTTCAACGGCGACCGCTTCTGTGACGGCGACCGATTGCAGGTCGTGGGCGGTTACGCTTACAGGTGGTTTGTGTTCAACGTGGGATATTCCATGAGGGCAATGCCAGGAGTGATAGCGAACGTCCGCTTCAAGCTCACGCCTGAACTTTGGTTTCAGTTGAAGTATGACGGAGGTATGGAGACTATCGGCGTGAACATAGCGTATAATTTCAACTGACAGCGAATGAAACAGATAATCGGAAAGAAACAGACATCAAGCAATGACGATTTCGTCAAGGCTTGGAACGAGATTGAAAGCCTTGTGTCTCGGGAAGAGGCACAGGCTCTCGTGGATCATGCGGTTGCCGACATCAGGAAGCAGACGGCAGGCAAACGAGCCGGATATGCTTGGAGCGGAGGAAAGGACAGCCTCGCCCTGCAATACGTCTGTGAAAAGGCTGGTATTACAGATTGCGTTATCGGCATAGCCTCAAAGCTCGAATACCCCCAATTCTTGGCTTGGATTAAAGAGAACAGCCCGAAAGGTCTTGCAGTATGGGACAATGCAAAACTTGACCTGCAATGGCTCGCAAAGCATCAGGATATGCTTTTCCCGACCGACAGCAGGAAAGCGGCGCAGTGGTTTCACATCATCCAGCACCGGGCACAGGCTTGGTTCTTCAAGGAGAAGCATTTGGAGGTAATCTGTCTCGGCAGGCGCACGCAGGACGGAAACTACACGGGCGGCAAGGGTCAGAACTGCTACACCGACCGCAACGGGGTCACACGCCTGTCCCCTATTGCGGATTGGAAGCACGAGGAGGTACTGGCCGTAATACACTACTTCATGGGTCGCAACATACCGCCTATCTACGATTGGAAAAACGGCTTCACGGTTGGCACGGGTGTATGGGCTGCGCGCCAATGGTGCGGCTCCGTACAGAACGGTTGGCAGGAGGTGTATGGGATTGCACCTCAAATCGTGGAGGAAGCGGCTCAATACATCGAATCAGCAAAACAATTTCTAAACGCTAAATGATATGTCAAAATCGAAAGTTACACAGGAAAGAAAGACCGTAAAGGTTACGGAACTTAAAGAGTTTCCCAACAATCCTAACATCCATCCGGAGGAACAGGTAAAGGCAATCGCCCAGAGTATGGAGACATACGGACAGTATTATCCCATCATCGTGGACGAGAAGATGCAGATACTCTGCGGACACGGAAAGAAGCTCGCACTTGAAAAGCTCGGTCGCACGGATGCGGACGTGGTTATCATGCACGGCCTGTCCGACAAACAGAAAATGAAGCTCGTGCTGGAGGATAACAAAATCCAATCACTGTCCTACATCAATTTCGGCAAGGTGGAGGATATCATCCGTGAGATTGGGGAGACAGGTATCATCGGCTTTACGGATGACTACTTGGAAGCAATCATCAACGAGGTATCCACTGACAATATGGGCGTGGACTTTACGCAGCCAGCACAGAAGAAGTCCGTGGAGAGCATACCGCAGGAGAAACAGGAGGAACAGACAGATGAATTTGAGGACATCGACAGCGGCATGCAGCCAGCACGCACTATGGTTTGTCCTCATTGCGGAAAGGAGATTACGTTATGAGCAAGCAACAAAAAGACCTTTTCGCCCCGCTGCGGAACTTGCAGTTCATAGACCGTGAGTTGGTCAAACCGAATGACTACAACCCTAACAAGGTGCTTGAAAAGAACCTGAAGCTGCTTATGGAGAGCATCCTCAATAACGGCTTCTGTTTCCCTATCGTGATACGTCCCGACTACACTATCATAGACGGCTTCCACCGCTGGATGGTGTCCGGTCGTGAGCCGTTGAAGACTATGCTCGGCGGTAAAATCCCGGTCGTGATTGTGGCGCATGAGAACGCCACGGACGACATGGCTGGAACTGTGACGTTCAACCGTGCAAGGGGAACGCACCTGCTTGAGCCTATGGAGAACATCGTCAAGAAACTTCTCGATGATGGGCTTTCGGTGGACGAAATATCAAAGAAGCTGGGCATGAGCCGTGAGGAAATCTTCCGCCTGTCAAAGATAGACCGTGAGACGTTCCTGAAGCTCGTGACACAGCGGCATCAGACATTCAGCAAGGCGACAATCATCAAACGTGGATAGCCTATGTTCCAAAAGACGTTGAATATTTCGGTCGTGGAGGCGGCGGAGCGCAGGGTTCTCGAAGCCTTCAATAACAACAAGCTCGTTACTTTGAGCTTTTCAGGCGGAAAGGACAGTATCTGTATGGCCGACATCGTTGTCAAGACGATGCAGAAGTACGGCATACCGTTCTCCCGTCTGATTGTGATATTCTTCGATGAGGAAGCGATATACCCTGACGTGGAGGAGATAGTCAAGGACTGGAGGTCTCGTTTCCTGTCGCTCGGAGCAAGGTTCTATTGGTTCTGCCTGCCCATAAAGCACTACAACTGCTGCAACAAGCTGGCGAACGATGAGAGTTTCATCTGCTGGGAGCCGGGCAAAGAAAGCGTCTGGGTGCGTCCCATGCCGAAGTTCGCCATACGCAACCACAAGGATTTCCGTATGGGAATGACCTATCAGTATTTTGGGGAAAAGATTTTCAAGAAAGTACCGCAGATGGTGGGTCTACGTATGGCGGAAAGCGTACAACGCAGGACGGCCATATCGTTAAAGACGGACAAAAGTCCGTTCATCTATCCCATGTACGATTGGAAAGACAGCGATGTATGGCTTTACATCAAGCTGTACGGGCTTCAAATCCCGATGACCTACATCTACCTGTACAAAGTTGGTGTGGCGTTGAATAAGCTGCGTATTTCGCAGTTTTTCTCTATCGACACCATCAAGACATTGCCAAAGGTGCTGGAGTTCTATCCCGACCTATACGAACGTGTAATCAGGAGAGAGCCGAACGCCGACCTCGTGATGCTGTATTGGGACACGGATATGTTCCGAAGCACGAAGCAGGATCAGAAGTTCGACCTCGACAAGGATAAGGATTACCGTATCGTG